CGAACATTTCCATACCTCCTAACATGATGGAGTTCTGCCGGAGTGCCTTCAAACCCATAGACTTCGGAGCATAGAATACATCCGAGTTCTGCAATCTTGTTAAGACGCTTCTTTTCACTTTTAGTGGACACTATTTTTACTAGCCCATGTTTCTAATTCTTGTGCTGTTTCTGTTATTTCACAAGCAATTAAATAGGCTTCAGTATTACGATTTTTAAGAATGGAATGTAAGAACGATTTAGTAAGTCTGTTAAGTTTAAGTATGTGGTCTGCGTAATCGTTCATCTAGTAACTCTTTCTATTTGTCTGTTGTTAGCTTGTTCTGTGCGCCAGGTTTCCCAACGCATTTCTGCACTTCTAATCTGCCATTTTAATGTTTCTGCTTGCTCTGTAGCTATTCCTATAGCCTTACATAACTCTTGGTATTCAGGGCTACGGTATGCTTCCATTTCTTTAGCGGCAATGGATGCCCCATCCGCTTGCGCCATCTTGATTGCTTTAAGACTATGCTTAAAGGCTTCGAGTTCCGCCAATTGACCCCTAGCCTTCGCATACTCAGGAGCTTTTTGATAGATAAATTCAATCGCATCATTAGGGTTATATTCTTTCATTTAACAATCTCCATGCTGTTGCTGCACAAAGTGGCACTTGTCCATTTCCAAGGGCTTTAAGTCTGTCCACCCTATCGGCCAACCCATCAACCACTCTACCCACGCTGGGTTCAAATTTCCAGAAGTCGGGTGAACTACCATACTGAGGGTAATTTGTTTGCCAATTTCTAATCTTCTTTGTATTGATGGATTGCTCATGTTTCCCCTGTTTTTCCAATCTTCCGCATTGGGTGTTGGAAATACTCTTTTTTTCAATGCTTTCCGACTGTTGCTGCCCCCATCTATTCCTGTTGTGCATGGCGTGTGAAAGAAATCTAGATTGTTCGGTACTTTTTCCAACAATCCATATTCTGTCCCTTCTATGATTTGCTCCAACATCGGCTGCTGAAAGCACTCCCCATTCCGCATTGAACCCCAACGAGGCCAGGTCTGCAAGGACTCGTTCAAGTCCTCTAAAAGTGAGCATTGGACTGTTCTCAATGAATGTGTATTTTGGTCGTACCTCGCCAATAATCCTTGCCATCTCTTTCCACATTCCTGATCGTTGTCCATCAAGTCCATCGCCTTTTCCTGCTGCGCTGATGTCTTGACATGGAAATCCCCCAGATACAACGTCAACAATTCCTGCCCAAGGTTTTCCATCAAAGGTTTGAACGTCATCCCAAATTGGGAAAGTCGGGAGAAGTCCATCATTTTGTCTGGCGCACAATACGCTTGCTGGATATGCTTCCCATTCAACGGCACAGACTGTTCGCCATCCAAGCAAATATCCCCCAAGTATTCCTCCACCAGCGCCTGCGAAAAGAGCCAACTCATTCATATAGCCCTCATTTAAGATTCATCCATAAACCAATTTGTGCGGCAGCATAACCAAGCCAAATAAAAGTATTGCTTGGCGAACCTTTAATAAATTGCGTAAGGCCAACAATTAAATATCCAAGCCCTGTTGCTGCGACAATAATCCTCTCAAGCATCCTTTTTCCCCTTTGTTTCCAGCTTTCCAAGCTGTATAAAAATCTTGCAATAATTTTTCGTCTAATTCATATTTACTTATATACAACCTAAACTTTTGCAATCCCCATTCGTGCCGCCATTTGCACAACTGTCTTACTGCACACTCATGTTTAACTTGCTCATACATTTCTTTTTAAGAGTTTCGTATGTATCGTAACCATTACCCAAGATACCAAGCTCTTTTGCTTTTGCAACAATTCCATCATTGCTAAACATCCATCTTTTATCAATCTTTTCTTTCTTGGGTTCTATGACCAATTCATCTTCCCAGCGTTCTTGATTAAGCCAAGTAGCTGCATGAGGTATAAATTCTAATGCAGTTTCTTTAGCTTTCCAATATTGACAATGGTTTGCAATTGCTTTAGCAGCTTGTAGTTGTTGTTCTTCTGTTAATCTTGCCCAAACTTTTTTTGCTGCTGCTTTTGCTACTTTTCTTGGATACATCATCCAAAATTCATCAAACATAAGTTCCCCCTTAGTTTTAATTAATACTGTAGTTACTTATAACTTATAGCCTTTAAAAGCTATCCCAAACGGTTTAAGCAAACCTAGCCTACCTAGATTTGCCTTCATACGCCACCCAGTACGGAATCGCATAACCCGACAGTCTTGCATGGTATAGGCACTATCTTCGCCACCTATATTGCGCTGTTTCAACCATTACCCCCAGTAGCGCTTTTAATCCTATTCCCTGGTATGTCGTTAGAGCCTCGAAATAGGAAAGTGAGTTTACTACTTTTTTTCTAACTCAGGCCAAATGATATGCCAAGAATTAGGAAATATGTCTTTTCGTGTAATTAAACCATGTGAATCACGCTCTAGCGTTGCTGCTAGGAATAAAAACTTATCTGCTGGAATGTTGTTTTTTCGCCACATTGATACTGCGTTTGGGGTTACATCAGCTAATTTAGCCACTTTTGTAGTTCCCCCCAACAAATCAATGATTGCTGAATCTGTTAGTTTTAGCTTCATGTAAATAATCTTACATTGTATGTTGCTAATTTGCAAATACTTGTTGACACCTATGTAATTATGCTTACAATCAATCTTATAGCAATTTCGCTATGTATTTTCGGGGGAACGAAATGGGTGAATTACACCAACTGATGTTAGAACATGAAGAATTTTTAGAGTCAGCACTTGATGACATGGAATTTGGCGGTGAACTTAGCCAAGAGCAAGTCGACTGCATTCGTCAAGCTTGTGGCAAACCACGCAACAGCCAAGTAAATCAAGTATTGCGTGATGTCATTAATGACTTTGGCACAATCTTTGGAGGTAAAAATGCCTCAATCTGAATCTATAGCCAACTTAGCTAAAGCTCTATCAATCGTTCAAGGGGAACTAACTCATGCTAAAAAAGATTCTGCAAATCCGTTTTTCAAATCTAAGTATGCTGATTTGGAGTCTGTTTGGGATGCTTGTCGCAGTCTACTGGCTCGAAACGGTCTTAGTGTTATACAGATGCCTGGCAATTACTTCGAAGGCCGTATGTGGCTCATAACACGCCTTTGCCATGCAAGTGGTGAATGGATTGAGCAAGAAATGTCAGTACCAGTAGCTAAAGCTGATCCACAAGGCGCTGGTTCTGCACTTACCTATATGCGTAGATATGCTTTGGCTGCGTTTATAGGTGTCGTACAAGCTGATGATGATGGCAATGCTGCATCTAATCCAGTTCAAAGCAAATCAAGCACATCAATGAAGTCAATCGCCAAAGATATTTTATAAAGGACAAGAAATGGCATATACACCAAAAGAAGGATCAGGGAGTTTATTTAAGAATGACCGTAAAACGACTGATAACCATCCTGATTATTCGGGCACAATTATGGTTAATGGTAAAGAACATTGGCTTTCGGGTTGGGTTAAAGAGGGTAAAAAGGGTAAATTTTTCAGTATTTCAATTGGTAAAGAAAAAATTCCTTTAGGTTTTAAAGCTGCTGGTTCAGATGAATTACCAAAGTCTGATCCATTTATAGACGATTCTGTACCATTTTAGGAGCTATTATGCAGAACCAAATTAAAGACATTATTGATACTAAATACACAGAAAAAGTGTGGCATGGAGTTGGAGTTGATGAAGAACAACAACTCATCAGCTTTTCACCAGAAGATTTAGCAGCAGTCATTAAAGCGGTTCTGCACGTTGCTGCGGATTTATGCGTATCTGAACAAGATACGACAACAATCATTAATTACGCTAAAGGCATCTAATGACCTGTAAAGCCTGTAAGTTTTTTGTATTTAACCAAAACGATATGATGGGAGCTTGCAAGCTCAATCCTGTCGTAGTGAATAAATTGCCAAAAGATTGGTGCGGTCAAGAAATACCAGCAGAGTATGAGGCTACAGTTATTCCTGATGCGCCTGTAGTAGAAGTTGTATACGATATAAACACGGATGAAGTAAAACCAAAAAGGGGAAGAAAAAATGCTAATAAAGGACAACAGTAGTGAACAAGGTCACTGGTATGACAAGGATGGCAATCCAGCCTACGAAATCATTGGCGCAAACGGCAAACAAAGGAACACAACCTTACGAGATGCTAAAAAACTCGGTTTATTGCCCTCCGTTACAACCATCTTGGGAGTCGCAGCTAAACCAGGACTTGACCGATGGAAACAAGAACAGGCCATACTCGCTGCACTTACATTACCTCGCTTAGAGGATGAAGAAGAATCTGCTTGGCTTAGTCGTGTTTTAAGCGATTCTAAGGCCCAAGGCAGAGAAGCAGCAGATCGAGGCACATTGATTCATGGAGTTCTGGAATTGTTCTTTGATGGCATTTTGCTTGAATCTGTGCCCGACTATTGCCGTAACGCAGAAAACGCCTTAAAAGCCACTTTTGGCAATCGCCTGTGGATTCCTGAGAAGTCAGCTAGTCATGAGCTAGGATTTGCTGGGAAAGTGGATTTACACGCTAAAGGCGATAAGGTTAAAGGCATACCTGGCGTGGTTTGCGATTTTAAGACTAAAGAAATCCCCTTGGAAAAGGTCGTTCCATACGAGGATCATATCATGCAGATCGCTGCCTACCGTGAATTGCTAGGTTTGCCAGATGCTCGTTGCGCCATTATGTTTGTCAACGGTTTGACAAATGAAGTAAAACTATGTGAGATTGAAGAAGCAGAGCTACAAAAAGGCCTTAAATGCTTTTTTCATCTTTTGCGTTTCTATCAACTCAAGTCTGGTCTATAATATTCATGGGGCTGGCTTGGTTTCCCCCGACCATCGCATCCTTCCGTGAGGAGTCAGCCCCACCCTAATGTTGCAAAAAAGATACATATTAGGGTTTCCCCTAGTTATACAGAACAAAAAACTTCAATAAATTACTTACATCAGGTCACCGACACTATTCAGCTCTATGGCTCGTTGAGATTTCAGACTAAAAAGACTCTGACCTGACTTTTTTTAACTTAGGGGGATTTATGAAATACATTGAATGGATTGGCGTTTTACTGCTAGGTATGTTGTTAGGATCAATGTTCGGATGGGGGTTCTAAATGGTTATGCCAACTGAATACGCAACACCAGAAACCAAGACTTATAAATGCTACAAGGTAGGCGAAGTTTTGTTTGTGCCTCACTACAATAATCCTGGCATTTATATTGGCCCAGCTACTAGGCAAGAAACTGGGTTTATCAAGGGTAAATACACAGCGCAATTGTTTTATGCCCATGAGCTTTTAATGATGGGCGCTAGGGAAGTAACTGAACAACTTTGGGTAACATCAGGGAGGGATGCAAAATGAATTTATGGGATGAAGCAAACGAATTAGATACCATTTCTAATCAGATTAGCTGCTTGGGTAATGTTTTAGAGTTAATAGCAGAAAAAATATCTTCTGATCCTGAAAGCGGCACTTTATGGTTATGTCGTGACGTATGCGATAACCTTGTAGATAAACTGCAAAAGCGTATGCAAAGCTTAATGTCTATGGATCGCCAGCAAAAAGACGATGAGTTTATTGCTGACTTTGTTAGAAATGCCAAAATCCGTGAACAGGCTGGTGAAGAATGAACAATGAACCAGTAGCGTGGATGGATTACCTAGAGCATAGTGATGTTTACGACCTTAATGTAAGTGGTCGTGGTATTCCACTCTACACCCATCCAGCAAAGACACTAACAGATGAGGAATTGCTAAACCAATGGCATTTAAAAGATGGCATGGATATAGAAGATGAGGATTTAATTAGATTTGCTAGAGCAATACTAAGAAAGGCACAAGAGTTATGAACGCAAATGAACTAGCTAACTTATTAGAAGTAGATAGTTGGTACAAGCTGGTAACTAGAGAAGAAATAGCCACCATGCTACGCCAGCAACAAGCTGAAATTGAGGCGTTGAATCGCTTTATTGCAGAGCGAGGGGAAACGGGGCAACTGATTATATGGAAGGCACAAGAGAAATGATATATCTGCTAATTGGATTGCATATTGCATTTTTTGTTGTTGCAGGATTTTTGGCTGGATTATTGTATTCAATGTCAATACTAAGAAAGGCACAAGAGAAATGAGCACTAGATCATTAGGAATGATGGGCAAAACGTATAGGAGCGCTTCTGAGGCGTTTAAAGATGCTGACTATGCTATCGCCATAGAAAGACCCCAAGAAAGCAGCTATGATGGTTTTAGTGGCTTTTTAATGGCTATGGTGTTTGTAGGTATCTTCGCCTATGGTTTCTGGCGTTATGTCAGCTTATAAGCCGTTTAATCAGTATTTACACGATGTATATGATGCGCCAGCTCGTAAGGCCGTAGCGAGTTGGTGCAACATGAAATGGGGTTTTGATTGTAGGGATAACCCTAATAAGTATGGAGTTGATCTAATCGCTTTTCGATCAGATGTTCCAGTTGGTGCGCTTGAGGTAGAAGTTCGTCAAGCAGGCTTTGATCGACACGGTAGTATTCATATAGGGCAAAGGAAAGACAAACTATTTCTAAATAATCTGCCGACTCTATTTTTTGCCTTAACTCAGGACTTATCTCATGCTTATTGGGTGAAAGCAGACTTGATAAAAGGCTGTCCATTGATAGAGGTCAAGAATTTTTATGTTCCTAATGGGGAGCTTTTTTACGACTGCCCCATTAGTATGTTCAAACGTGTCGATCTTACCGACCCTTTTTAATACTTTCTCATTGAAGGAAGTGGTGCTTCCTTTTGACTTTCAGCGTGATGCGCTTTTTCCATAGGCAAAGCAATATGCTTGTCTAGCTTCTTTTCTAAGCGCTCTACTTCTTTCTCAATGCGATGTGGCGATTCTTTAACATAGTGACCTTTTGGTGACTTATGCTCTTTACCTTCAATTTTAAAATTAGTTGCCATTTGCTTCTCCAATCATTTTCAATGCGTTAAATTTAACATCTTCCACTCGTTTTAGCCAACCTTTGCCAAAGGTGGCAAAAGTAGCAAGACCCTCATAAAAGCTGGTTTTACGCTTGCTATACAAATCTACAATATCTTCAGGCTTCTTTTGGTCTATAAGTTGCATTGTGCGTGGGCCAATAGTCCCATCAGGAACACAGCCAAGACACTCTTGAAGTAGCTTTACAGCACGACCAACACCCATATTGATTGAGGCATCTAAAAGTAAATAATCAACACCTACAGGCAGTTGATTGGCGTATGATGCCATCCAATATTTAGCTTTATAAAAAGGGCTTACAGTTTCAGGTGTTAATGCTTTCATGTCGGCTGAAGACACTTTATGCCCTACAAACGCTTCCCAAGCTGCTTGAGTAACACCTAAATTGGTACATCCAAGCCGACCATCCTCTAAATGATTGCCAGGATCTTTAGGGTTATCAGTAAAGCCACCTTCTGACTTTAATACCAAAGCTATACATTTATCAAAATTATTTTGCATCTAAACCTACTTGTTGATTAATCCAATCTTGTAATGCTATTACTTGTTCTGTTGTGCTGGCGCATTGTTCGGCAATAGATAAAACGTAATAGGTTTGGCCATTAATAACGATGGTGGCGTTGGCATCGGAGGACATTGCACCGCTACTGGTGTTGAGCATCCCGTTATAAAAATTATGGATATTACTGAGATTAGCCTTGTAAGCATCTTCTACTCCTTTATTTACTAATTGTTGTTCTTTCTCTTTTGCCTTGTTTTCTGCAATCTGTTTTTCCGCAACAATCGCAACCTCATTTTTGAAATCAGCAAAACGCAAATGCTCAACATAAAAGCCAGCGCTAAAACCGCCAAATACAAGAGCAATATAAATGTAAGTTTGTCCACCAATATTGCCTAACAGAGAAAATATAAAATTCATTGGGCATCAGGCTCTGCGCCTGCCATGTGTTTGCCTGCTACTGAAGCTGCGCCACTACCCGATACGATACCTAAAGCGCCAGCAAGCTCAGTTAAGCTAATCTCTTTACCAGAGTAGATTAAGTATATTGCTGCTGCGCCCACCAAAACAAAACCAAGCATCCACGCCCATTTTGCAATGTCGTGAGTCTGATTGTCTTTACCTGTCAATATGTGAGTAAATATTTCACCCATTTAAATCACTCCTAAAACGAACTTTAACCATAATGTTACTATCAATGCTGCTATCCAACACCATATTTTGACACGCTGTATTGCTTGTGCATCGTGCTGATATGCTTCATTTTCTTTACGCTCAAGATTTTCGATGTCTAGTTTTATCTTCAAAACTGCTTCCCATTCTTTAGCGCCATACTTCTTTACAAAATCTATCTTTAGTTGTGCTTCTTTTTCGCTAATTTGTTTCTTATGTTTCCAATCTTCTAGCGCTTTAATTAACGCTGTTTGCTTCTTTATTTCTGCTTCTTTTAACGCTCTACGCCTTTCTTGCGCTTTGCGTTGTGCTATATCTAATCCATCTTGTTGAATGTCCTCTATGCTTTTCGTTAGGCTTTTAGTAGCTTTTTGAGTGGCATTAAGGCTTTCGCTAAGAGTTTTGACCCCTTGTGCGAATGGATCGGTCATATATCATTTTGCGCTGAAATAATGAGCAATAAAGCCAATTAATGAACTGATGCCAGACACAACCATCATACCAACCCAAAAGCCACCACGACCTTTATTAGCCATAGCAAGCAATTCTTTGATATCGTGGCGCATTTCAGCAACTTCTTTTTCCATAGCCTCTACCTTTTGCCACATTACCCCTACTTTGATTGGATCAAACTCAGTCATGATTATGTCTTTTGTATATACGCTAACGCATAGTAAAGTGGTTTATTTGTAGCTCCTGAAGTCATTACACCAGAACTTGCAAAGCCGCCTGTATTGCCTACTCCATAAGTATTACCAGCGCCTAAAACAAAAGAATCTTCTAAGTTAGGAGTTCCATTAGTGCCATCGCAAATGACATACCCACTTGGTATAGAACCGATTGATCCTGACCACATAATAATTCCACCGCTAGGCACGTTAGTAGAACTAGAAGTCCCAGCAGGGATACCATAGATATTGTCATAAGTTTGTAAAGTAGAACCTGTTGAATCAGTTAATACGAATTTATAAGATATGCCAGATGTAAGCCAAATTTCAAATGGGGGAATACCGTTTGTTCCTAATTGAATAGGATTCGCATTAGGAATAGATCCGCTATTGTCTGTATAAGTAGTTAATGATGTAGATGATCCAGCTTGATAGGTATAAATATAACCACCTGACAACAGAACACCGCTATTATTAAAGAATGGGGTAACTGAGTTACCTATTGGGGATAGTAATACGGTCATTATTATTCCTTGTTAATTAATCCTGAATGTGGATGCACAGTTTCTGCAGCAAATTTACCTTTATTGACAAATTCTGCTGCTGATTTTAATGCTTGAACAGGCAAAATTGATGCGCCACCAGTTTTTGCCGCTAAAGCTGCTTCAGCTTTTGTTTGCATTCCTTGTTTTGCTAAAGCCCCAAACAATCCAGACAAACTATTTGAATGATTAAATACTCCTGCATCAGGTTTTGCAACTTTTGCGCCTAACACATTTATTTCCATTAAATCATTTAATGCTTCAGGCCCAAGTTTTTCAACTAATCCAGAGTTATTATTTACTAAATAATCATTTAGTTGTTTAGGTGTAAATTTACCCATATCACCTGTAAATCCTGCTTTTTTAATAATTTTTTCTAATTCTGCACCTTTTATTGCTTCAAGCGCTCTTGGGTTGTTAGCAAATTCTGCTTTAACACGCCTTAAATCACCAGTAGAAAGATTATTAATAAAATTGTTATAAAATTTATTTGCGCCTGTGCTACCCATTTGTTCTCCAGCTTCATTAACAAATGGCTTTGCTTCAACAGCAAATTTATAACCAGGAATTGTTTCTAATTTATCAAATCTTTGTTTTGCCAAATTTTTTGAAGCTATATATTGTGGCATTAATTCTTCCATGCCATCTTTTAATGGAATTTGCTCAAAAGCATTTCTAACTTGACCAGCAGCAGCAGACGCTTCTTTATCTGCGCCCCTTTGCATTCTTGATAATTTTTTATCAAAAGCAATAAACTCTGGCAAAGTCATGCCATTTTTTTCAATCCGTGATAAATCTCCAATTAAACCTGATTTTTCAGCAGAATCCATTAAAAATTCGTCATGCAAATTGTTTTTAGCATGATTGACAAATGCTTGAGTATCTAACGGCATACCTGATTCAGCAGGAAAACCTCTTTCTGCTAACATTTCATTGTGACGTTGTTTTAAATCTCCATATGATTTTTGAATTGCTTTTACATGAGCAGCATCATTAAAAGCATATTCATCCATAAGGATTTGACCAAAATCCTCACCTTTTGCATCACCCATTAATGGAGTATGACGTTCTTTAATGTTTTCTATTGCATTTTTAAATTGTTCTGGTTGATTACTAAATAAATCTTGTATTCTTTGATCTGAATCTCTTTGATTCCATTCATCAGCGTATCTTCCTGTATTTTCTGTTCGCTGACCTTGACTCAATCTAATTCCATGTTTTTCTTCTAATGATTTTGTTTCTAAAGCTGGTAAATTTAATTTTTCTACAGAAGTTGATTTGATTAAATTTTGAGTTTCAGGGCTTAAATTAGGCAATATTGCATTGACAGCGCTTTGTTTAGTTGTTTGTGCTGCCCCTACGTTTGGAGCGCCCATAACTTGAACAGATGCTTCAGGCTCATTAAATCTTTGTTTTGCTCTTTCAAAAGCTTCAGCCATTTGATTTTTTGCTTGTGATGTAGCAGATTGAATGTTTGCAACACGATTTGCAACAAAAGGCTCTCTCATAGCAGTTTCAGTTACTGCACCTAAAACCTTATTTCCTCCAGCTATTAAAGGCTTTCCTACTGCGCTAATAGCTTGTGGAGCTATTAATTGTTCAGGATCATAAATAGTGCTTTTAACTTGTTCACCTACTGCTGTGCCTGGATGCTCAATTAATTGTTTGCCTGCATTTATTACGTTTTGAGTAAAATCTTGCACAGGCATATTTGCTAGATTTTTTAAAGCCAATCCTACTGCGCTTATTTTTTTCCCAAGATTTGTTTGTGCTGCTGATCTTTCTTCTTCTGTAAAGCCTGGTATACCAAGGGATGCTGCAGCATAGGTTGCAGCAGGAGCAAGTAAAGATTTATTTTTAAAGTCCTCAATTGACATTTCACCCAATGGTTTTTGAATGTCTTGAACAAATCTTCTACCTAATTGTTTAATTGCTGGTGCGTTAGGCTCTAATTCAGTAGGTTGGTTATTGGAAATCGCAGAAATGTCTTTTACAGTTTTAGCAACTTGTTCTGTTTTTTGTCTAGGCTTAAATTCACCAATAAATGAAATGTCAGGATCGTACTCAGATTTTGCTTGAGCCAATATATTTTCTGCTTCAGGATTAAACTTGGGAATTTGCCCTGTTTTTAATCCAATAGTCGATCCTGGCAAACTTGCCCATTGATTTCTTGATAATTCATGCGCCTTTTCAAATTCTCCACTTTTAATATATGGTAATGCGCCTATATCTTTAAGAATGCCAACAGCAGCTTTTTGCTGATTTGGTAAAGTAAAATCTTTTAATTTTAATTTTTTCTTTTGCGTATCCCAAGTTGATCCTAAAAGTTGATATGCACCAGCAGCATCGCTAACATCGCCTTTATTATTAAAAACAATTTTTTGTCTTGGGTGATCAGATAAATCTGTAAAATTTTTATATCCAACACTTTGATTTTCTTTAGGTTTTCCCTCATAAGCATTTAAATAATTTAAATATGCTTGTACATTAGGATGTTTAATATCTTCATCCGTTAAAGGCACTTCTTTAGGCTTAAAGCTAGAAAGAAATGAAATGTCTGAATCTTGGGTATCTAAGCTCATTAATCACCTTGCTCCAAGCGTTTCATTGCTTTCATTTGTTTTTGCAATTCTTTAATTGTTTCTGGGCTTTCATTTGCTAAAAGCTCATCACGCATTAATGTTTTTTGTGCGGCAGACAATTCAGAATTACTGTTAATGTTGATTAATTGATAAATCTTTCTATCTTTAGCATTTTCTGTCCATGCTTGTCTAAAATCAGGAGCATTTAATGGGCCACTAACTACACCACGTTTTTTGGCAAAATTTTGTATTCCGCTTGAATATTTGCTTGCAGCCAATAAATCGGCTTCTGCTGTATCAAGCAATCTTGCTAATGCTTTTTCACTAATATTACCGCCATCTCCTGTTGTTGCTGCTAATAAAGCTCTTGCAGCGTCAGTATTAGAATTTAATTGCCCTGCTGCATTTAATTGCAATTGTGCTGTAGATTTAATCAAACTGTCAAAATCAGGATTTTCTGCAATTAATTTTGCAACAGTTCTTGATCCTTGTCCTAATGCAGTACCGCTTGTTGATTTAATATACTTTCTTACATTTTTTATGTCATTTAATTGTGTTTTTGCTGAATCACCCAATGTTCTAGCCTCAGACAATGTTTTTGTGCCTTCTTCAAATTTTGGTTTTTCAGTATCAGAAACATAAGGAGTATTAGCTCTATTAGGAAATGTTTCTTTAACAATTTTTTCAGGTTGTTCAAGTTGCGTTGGCGCATTTGTTCCGCCTGCTGTGCCACCTGTAGGCTGATTTTGACTGATATTTAATGGAGTAAATTGTTGAGTAGCAGGAGTAGCAAAACCAGGTACACCACCAACGCTTGTAAGCGTAGGATTTGCTTGTGTAAATCTGCTTTCTTCTGTTCCACCTTTTTGAGTTAAGAAATTAATAAAATTTTCAGCTTTTTCAGGCCCTTGTGTGATAGCTTGTTTAAACTGTTCCATAGCACCGCTAGGGTGTTTGGGAACACCTTGCGCTAAAAGAATTTGCTCAATCATGTCAGCATCATTTTTAAGAATATCTTGAGCCCCTTGCACAAAATTTCCATCTTTATCTTTTAATTGTGAAATCTTTTTTTGCAATGCAGAAACAGCGCCTTGAGCATTTTTTTGATAAATATTTTGTAACTCAAATTGTGATTTTTCAGCTTCTGTTATTTTCTTTTTACTTTCAGCTTTGCCAGCTTCAATTTTAGGCTGTAATAATGCTTGTTTTTCTTGATAATCTAGCAAATTACTTAGCTGTGTCATGCCATCTTGCGGAGCATATTTATTGCCAGCAACAGGATTAACTTGGTAATTAGGTTGTTGAAATCCTTGAACATCAAAAGCCATAATTATTCTCCAGAATATTGAGTAAGGCTAGTATCTAAACCTGGCAACGATCTGTAAGAACTTGACACAGCAGGCAATACTCCCATGTTTACATTTGACATTGTTTGATTTGCTTGATCGGTACTATTAGGTTGTGCAAAATAATTACCAGCTAACTGTCCTAATGGAGTTCCTATGCCTGCATAAGTGCCACCCAAAGTATTTGCTGCGCCAGCAGTTCCTGCGCCTTGTGCAAAACCTTGCTGACCATAATTTCCAGCTAATGCACTACCCAAAGAAGTATTAAGGTTAGCCATTGAACCACCATAACCAGTAGCTATTCCAGCTAAATTATTTGTAGCAGTAAGCCCTTGATTAGATATATTTCCTAAATTGCCTAAAATAGCGTTTCTTTGATTTTGATAATTAGTAAATGCGTTTTGATAAGCATTTCCAGCGTAGTTTTGGGTATATTGTTGTAAACCTTGCAAAGCATTACCACCCAACATACCACCTAAAGTATTATTTGCAGCATTGGTAGTTTGCTGGCCTTGACCTAACTGAAACGCATAATTAGGGGCTAATTGAGCATTTAAGTCTTGGGCATTAAATTGATGTGATGCGTAACCGCTATTGATTAAATCGCTTAAATTGTTGGCTGCGGCTGTTCCTGTGGCTGTATAAGGGTTATAAAGACCACTTGCAGTATTGTAGGCATTGGTTAAATATGGCCCAGCGTTTTGAAAGCCTGTTTGTAATGCCTGTGCGCCTTGCTGCAATCCAGCAACTTGTTGCCCTGCGCCTTGTCGTTGACCTTCAGCAGCAGTCGTGCCGCCTATGGCTTGACCAACTATGTTACCTACAATTGGCGCTGCTATTGAAGCAGCTAAAACTGAACCGATTGGCATTTTATACCTCTTTAATCAATATTTTATCTATTTTATCTGCATTTGTTTCATTTGTAGCATGAATACAGTACCAAACGCAGTCCTCTAACGCTAAAATTGCATGATTTACGCCAGCTTTAATCTCAATACAAGCAGGGGAAACATATTTATTGGAGTCATTATCTGTAGTCACAAGCACAGAACCTTTAGCCAGTAGGCTTAAATGGCTGTAATGGTGCTGATGTGACATAGCTGTATAGCCTTTAGGTATACGCATTTCTTTAGCGTATAAGCCATCAGAAAAATGATGGACTGTGCCTAAATCGACCTCAAATGTGCCGAGCGTTTTTTTAGCGAGTTCAGTAATACTAGACATTGTAGTAAGGCACTTTAAAAGGTTGACCATTAACAGATATGTTAATAAAGCCTACAGGATTAGCTGGTAAAGTAGCTGACCCTGTTGTTGCAGTAGTAGCAGACGTAAAGTTGACTAAATTAAGCAAATATTGCTGCCATGAGCGACTAGGGCGTTTTGTAGCCTCATCCAAGAACTCAGTCTGTGGATACGGATTGCCTTCGCCAGCACCAAAAATTACGTTAGCCATTAATTCTCACCCTCGCTACCTTTTAAGTTCGCAGATACGATTACACATTTAACAGGATCTGTAACCACGACTTCGTAGATACGATCTCTAGCTGTGCCTAATCTGCGCCAAATTGCACGATTCTTGTATTTGCCTTGTTGACCTAATTTTTGCCAATATTCTTTTGACCAAGTAGAACCACCATCATTTGACCATCTAAGCATAGCTTGTGGGTTAGTCAATGTTGGGTTTGCATTGTTAGATGTGCCTAAAACGTCAATAACTTGATAAGGAATTGTCAAAGTAGCGTTAGCACCAATGGTATAAGGTGTGCCAATATAGTTATAAGGATCTATTGAAAAGCCACTTATGCCTACGCCAGGCTGAAACTGGATCTGCAATTCGTCAAAATACTGACGTTGTAAATCAGTCAAAATATGGGGTGCTCTACGCAATCTGCGTATTTCATCGCCATTGTCTGTGTAATTATTAGGATCTAACTCGTACAAGTTACCATTTTGGTAATCGCCTACGATGACAACATCATTGAATACAGCAGCGCAGTTAGAGCGATGACGATGATAGACGTTATTAGAATCAACATATAACCATTTATGCCATAACTGAGTGGTTGCATCATAAGCCCAAGTTATATCAATTGTAGGGAAAGTAACTACATATACTTCGTGACCTTCTAGCTGATATGTATAAGCAATAGCATCGTCAATCTTTTGATTTACTAGGGTATTTTCTACGGCATGGGTAGAAATACGAGTAGGCATATAGCCATTCATAATCATAATTTGCCCTTGACCTCGAATATTGCGAGATACATAAGCAAATGAATTAGCTACCCTAGCTACTGATTGTGCTGCTGCAATACCATGCTGACTTGACGAACCAGGAATACGTTGGAAAGCAAATGGGAATGTACCTTGATCTGCCCATACTTCGCTAGACTTTTCGCCTAATAAATATACTTGACCGTGATCTGCGATTAACGATACAAGATTATCAGGGGCAGTAAACTTAGCGGCAAAGCTTAATGGCTGGGTAATAGGTGATAAAACACCTGATGCTGCCCATTGCTGAGAATTAGGATAATTATAAATAAAGTAGTTATCTACAATATCAACTACGTTTGCACCTGTAAATGCGCCATCAGTTGTAGGCAAAGTAGCAAAGTTAAGCGCATACATTGTTTCAGAACTAATGGTTTGAGCTACAGGGTTTAATGTATAAGTTCCTGTGCCTCCTGTGCCTGTGCCTAATGCAGTAATAATGCTATTAGCAGCTATGCCTACACCTTGAATAGTCTGACCTACATATAACGTGCCAGAGCTTACTGCGCTGACAGTTAAAGTAGTTACTAATGTGCTTCCAGAGCCTGTATAAGCGATTGAGCCTGTAAAAATAGCTCCAGCAGCGCTTGTATTCATTGCTGTGCTTGTAACGGTTTGAGATAGGTTTACAGTCCAACTAAAGCCACTACCGCCTGTAATAACAGTTTCAGGTGTAACTCCTACGCCAAATACTTGTTGACCTACTGCGACTGTGCCTTGACTTAACTGAGTAATATTTAGCGTTGTGCCGCTAATTGAACCTTGAAAGTTTGCAGTTGCAGGCGTACCGATTTTGTAAGAATAACGATTTGCGCCATCTACAATGTATACATATACACCATTATCTGTAAGGCTAACTGGGCCTGTGCTGGTTTGCAATTGACCAATTACAGATGGTTTTAGCGCAGAGTTTAATGAATAGACATAAGGGCCACAAACCGCTATCAATTGACTGCCACCAGAAATAGTGCGTAATCCTCTTACGGCTGCCTGTGCAGGCAATACAGCTTGCAAAGTTAAACCAGGCGTAGGGTAAAGCGCTACAACACCACGTTCGCCTTGACCTTTTGTAGGATCAACTTCAGGCCTCCAATTGATACACTCTTGTGCATCTTGTGTGATAGATGGTGCTGTATACGATGCGCCTACAAAGCCAAAGTCTGCCATTATCTAAAGAACCCCCCGCTCAAGATCCAGCCTGCGTCCTTTTGCCTACTTGACAACATAGCATCAGCAAAACGAGCAGATTGAACAGGGCGCATATTAGTGCGTTTAATAGTCGCTTTAGCTTGTGCAGCATAAGCGTTAATCATTGAGATTTGAGTCTGTGAGGCTTTACCATACATCGGCATTAAGCGTTCTGCCAAACACCAGCGCATTGCCATGTTATAACCTTGTGGTAACGGAATATCGTCAGTCAAAGTTAAGAACGTGGTAAATACGGTGTCTGCAAACATGTGCATTTCACCTTGGGCTGGATTAGGCCATACATAAATGTTACCTAATACTTCTGATGGCTGGTAATACAACGCTTTAGGCCAAGGGCCATTTATCGTCTTTAAACCAATCATTTCGTAATCTTCTACATTCAAAATGGATACAGGATAGTCCAAACCACCATTTACGATAGGTACGCCATTTGAATTGGTGTTAATGCGAACAAATGAAGAATAGATTGATAATGGGCGCTGATAATATAAAGTAATAGTAGTAGAGGCAACAGTTTGTGGAAAGTTAACCTTATAAGTTCCTGCTTCATTAACATTATTGCCTGCTCCTGTTAAAAAGCCTGTAATCGTAGTGCCAGGTGTAATGCCTGTACCACTTAGGGTTTGCCCTAATACAATAGCTCCTGAGTTTATCCCAGTTACAGTCAGAATATTGCCTGAAATTGATCCTGTGATGCTAGCGTTGATGTTGCCGCCTGGCCCAATCGTATATTGTGTTTGCCCTGCAACAATCGGAAATACAATCTCAGACTTATAAAATACCATCATGTCCTCGTTAGACCATTGATCTAACAAGTCGTTAAGCATATCAAAAGCATCTTGAGCAGCTTCAGGAGTTGGGGTTTCTCCTGCCTCTAGCGCACCGATGTCTTTTAACGCTCTACTGATAATGTCTATGGGTTTTGCCATGTTTTACTCAAATAGTTGGTTTAAAGACAGGTGGATTCCAAGGCAAATAAGACTTATTGCTGTTTTTTAAGCTTGCAATTTGCTTATCTAACCCTGATTTTATCGTGCTTACGCCATCTTGGATAGACTCTTTTTCAATCCATTGGGCAATATCTTGCTCTTGCACTTGGTCAAAAGGCTTTTTAACGATCTTATCTGAGAACCACCAATTACCCTCAGTTTCTACGCTGACATCTTCATCTGTGGCTGTGACGTGATATTTAGCGTGAAGAATAATGCCATCTTCAGCGCTAATTTCACTAATTTTCCATTGATAAACGGTCATCCTGTGTAAGTTCCTGATGAAGTAAATTTCAAAATAGTATTAGATCCTGAAGTTGTGATAGTTGGGCTTCCTGTATATGTTCCTGAATAACTTGCAGTAGGAATAGAAAGAACACAAAGACCTGAACCACCAGCGCCACCAGCAGAATTATTAAAACCACCGCCCCCTCCACCGCCACCTGTATTAACAGTTCCAGCAGTTCCATTTGTGCCATTATCTCCAGCCGCACCACCGCCACCACTACCACCGCTTCCGTTTGTGCCACCTATACGGCTATCGCTTGCGCCACCGCCACCGCCAGCATAATAAAGAACTGATCCAGTAATTGAAGATGAATATCCTGCTCCACCATTACCACCATTTGTTGTAGTAGAGTCTGAACCAACAGCGCCAGCACCACCACCACCACCCCCAACAGCATAAGAACCGCCAACAGAATATCCAGCGCCACCATTGTTTCCTTGACCGCCCGTTCCACTACCTCCAGGGCCACCACCGCCACCTCCACCGCCTGAACCTCCACTAGCAGAGCTTCCAGCGCCTGAACCAGCGCCACCACCTATAGCAACAGCTATTCCTGAAATAGATGAATTAGCGCCTTGATTTCCGTTTGTTTGAGCATTTACAGCGCCACCAGCACCAATAGTAATTGTGTATACAGTAGATGGAATCGCAGAATAAGTGGAGGCAATTAATCCTCCAGCTCCCGCACCGCCTCCTGAAGCAATATAACCACCACCAGAACCGCCACCAGCAATTAATAAATAAGTAACCACATAATTTGTTTCAGTAGTGGTATTAAATTTAATCCATTGACCAGATTGATAACCTTCGTAAAAACCACCACCATCGGTGTTGTAACGAATTAAACCAGCAGTAGGACTTGCTGTTCTTTGTGCTGTATTTCCTACAGGAAGATAAGCTTGTCCTGTGCCACTAAAAGTAGGAGTTCCAGTTACTGTTAAATTGGTAACAGATAAGTTATTAGATGTATCTTGAACTAAAAGTGTTCCATTAGTTGCAGGAACGCTTAAATTAATTGTGCTTGCAGTATTAGCCCCTGTAAGGGTAATTGTGCCGCCTGCGTTTGCTTGAAAGACTAATTGACTCATAGAGCTACCCAAGATTTAGTTGTTTCATCCCATCTGTAAGGCTTATCTGTAGGCATAACTACAGGCGCTTCCCATGTCCAAGTGGATTGGTTTAATGTCCAACTAGGATATGGTTGTGGCGCATAGAAAACATCATTAGCTTGGTTATATGTATAACCAATACCAGCATAGTTGCCACGCAAAGGTGTGCCGCCATTTGTATGTTGACCGCCAATAGTGTTATAGCTGGTTTGAATCCAAGAACCAGGGCTTGAATCAACAAATGTGTTAAAAAAATCGGCTTCAGCCACAATTACTTGCGTAACTTTGCCATCTACTACTTTTGCATAATGTGACATTTAAATCTCCGTTTTAAGCTGTATAAGTACCACTAGAAGTGAAAGTATGAATAAAATAACCACCGCCTGAAGTAACTGTTCCTCCAGTACCTTTTTGAGTGGCAGATAAATATCGAATAATGACGATACCAGAACCTCCAGAACCGTTACTTGTTCCTCCACCACCGCCACCGCCAGTATTAACTGTGCCTGATGTTCCAGCCGCTATAGATCCACCAGCACCGCCACCTCCGTTACCGCCAGCCGCACCAGTTCCAGTATTTGAGCCACCACCACCACCACCAGCATAATAAACAGTTGAGCCAGAATAAGCATTTGTAGCACCTACACCACCAGCACCACCAGAGTTTGTTGATGTTGATGAACCAACTGCACCAGCGCCACCACCACCGCCACCTGATGTATAAGCGCTAACGCCATCTCCACCAAAACCTCCATTATTTCCTTGACCGCTAGTTCCAGATCCTACTGTTCCACCATTGGCTGCTGAAAAACCAGTACCACCACCTGAACCACCATTTCCACCTGATTTTGAGCCTGTGTTTCCACCGCCACCGCCTGTTGCTGTAAATGAAAATCCAGTAGTATTATTTCCATTTGTTTGACTTCCGCCACCAGCGCCAATAACAATAGAATAAGCAGTTCCTGAGCTTACAGAAGTTGCGGCTTGAACCAACATTCCCCCTGCGCCACCACCAGCATAATTTCCACCGCCACCACCACCAGCTACAAGCAAAATATCAGCAGAATATGTTTGAGTTGTAATTTGTATCCAAGCAATCCCTGAATAAATTTCAGTTTGATTTAAAGTGCTGTTATAACGAATTTGTCCAGCTACAGGGCTTGCTGGTCTTTGTGCAGTAGTGCCAGTAGGTACAGTTAAAGCACCAGTTGCACCACTTAAATCTAATATTCCTAAACTAGGATTCCATTTAAGTTCTGTAGAACTTGTATAAATTGTTGATAAAGAGCCAGATGTTGTAGAAGTGAAATTAAGATAACGAGTTGCATTTGTTGTAGTGTCATCTGTAATGGTTACACCACCACTTGCTGATGCCGCCCAAGTTGGTACACCAGCAGCTAGGGTTAAAACATAACCGTTAGTACCAGCAGCAAGGAAAGTGGTTGCTCCTGATCCAGTTTGATAAGGAACGCTACCATTAGCACCGCCAGCCAAGTTTGTTGCTGTTGTGGCAGATGTCGCAGAAGTGGCTGAAGTCGCTGTTGCAGCATTACCGCCAATACTTAGACTTGATGCAGTTCCTGTTAACCCTGTGCCTGCTCCGCTAAACGAGGTAGACGTAAATACGCCTGTGCTAGGGTTATATTGGAGCTTAGTAGAGCTTGTATATTCTGTCGATAAACTTCCACTTGTTTGATTAGCAAACAAAGGATAACGAGTTGCATTTGTAGTGGTGTCATCGGTTACGCTCGCATAACTTACAGGAGTTGTCCAAGTAGGTACGCTTGTACCGTTACTGGTTAAAACCTGACCTGTCGTGCCAGCAGCCGTAAATCCTGTTGTATTTGCAGCCGATTGCCAAGGAATTGCCCCTGCTACGCCACCAGCCAAATTAGTAGAAGTTGTTGCTGTGCTTGCAGAGCCTACAGATAATGTGCTTTGAGCTACATATTGCGGTGCAGATGCGCCAGCAGTTAAAACATAGTTTGTAGTACCTAAACTGAGAAATGTTGTAGCGCCTGATCCTGATTGATACGCAATACCGCCAGCAGTACCGCCTGACAGATTAGTAGCTGTTGTAGCGCTAGTTACTGCGCCACTTACGATAGATCCTGAAATTGAAGTAATCCAACTAGGATTTGAATAACTACCAGTTGTATATACACCGTTTGTGACCGTTCCAGCATTGCCTGTAACGCTGATGCCCCATGTGCCACTTGCACCTGTTCCTGTTGTGCTAGGAGCGCCTAAAGTGTTGTATGAAACAGTTAACGCAGATGCGCCATTAAAAGTTGACCCAGATGCTCCACCAGTACCACCATTATTAAATGTAAGACTGTTAGTTACAGATCCTGCGCTTGTAGCTGATGTTGCAGTTGCAGCATTTCCACCAATAGATAAACCACTTGCCGTGCCTGTTAAGCCAGTACCAGCACCACTAAATTGTGTTGTGGCAGTAATAGTAGTGCCAGAAATAGTAGAAGCAGCAGAAGCTCCAATAGTCGTACCATTAATTGATCCCCCTGTTATTGCTACGCTATTAGCGTTTTGTGTAGACATTGTGCCAAGACCACTAACTTGGGTATTGGCAATAGCAATAGATGTATTAGTAGCGCTAGTTATTTGGCCTTGTGCATTTACAGCGATTACAGGAACTGCGCTTGCAGAACCATAAGTAGATGCAGAAACACCTGTATTGGTAATGCTAAATTGATTAGCAGTTAGGGTTAACCCTGTGCCAGCAGTATATGCGCCAGCAGAGCCAAACTGAACAAAAGTAATAGGGGTGACATTTAATGTGCCGCCAGGATCGCTAGTGCAGACCCAAGATGTATCAGCCCAAGTTGTGCCTTGCATAACAAACATATAAGCAGATGGAACTTCTGCCCATGTATCCATATCAGGCGCTCTAGTCCATGCGCTTGCAGATGCTATGTAAATGCCGTTATATTGGCTTAAAGACTGGTTTTTAACGAGTATTCGATCACCAGCTAGGGTTGTATACCCATCAATCGTTTGAAGCCCTGAGAGCGTGATATTAGCCGTTGTAGCGGCAATTACAGCAGCTTTGGCGTTTAGACCTTGAACAAAGTTATCAACATATGATTTGTTGGTAATGTCTAATCCATTAACAGGAGTTGTGCTAATCGTTCCTGTAGTCGTTGTTAAGCTTGTAAATGTGCCTGCTGCTGGGGTTGTGCCGCCAATAACTGTGCTATCAACGGTGCTATTGGTAATGGTTAACCCTGATTGAACAGGATTAATTGAAGCATAAAAGGGCTTATTCTGGCCTATAAAGGTTTGAAAGTTCCCTTGTAGGTCAAAATAAGCCTGTACAGGCAGTAAGTTTTGATCCTGCGTTAATGCTGGCCCAGTAGCCATAATTTACCCTTAGTAGGCTATTGCATTAACTAGAATTACATCTCCAGCAGACATATTTGCAGCAGCACCAGTTGTTACAGAATAGCTAGTAAATGTTACTGAAGTTGTTGTGCTTCCTGTTAATTGCAAGAATAAAGTAGATCCGCTTGTAACATCTGCTGCAAAAGCTAACCATCCATTAGGAGCTGTAGGAAGCGTAATTGTTCCGTTTGCTGCACCACCTGTACCAACTACAATTTTGAACACAAATGTGCTAACTGCTGTAATTGTTGGGCCTGTGCCAAATCCAGAACCAATAGTAGGCAATGTATTAGAAGTAGCAATTAAATTGCCACCCATAGACAAAGTTGCTGGGTTTTCAGTATTGCCTGTTAATGGAGGTGAAAATACAACTCCACCAGGGCCAATTAAACCTGTGCATACACCAACAGAGTTAAATTGAGCCTGAACAGGAACTATATTAGTTGTCGAGGTTGATGCTACTGCATTGGTGTATGACATGATTTTCCTTAGTTTTGATCTACCATTGGCATAACATATAGCGTACCGCTTGTTCCAATTGCTGTAATTGCAAAGCTAGGAGGCACAGCAATCACAGTAGGTTGGGACATAGATACGCCCAATACAAAGCTTTGACTGCTTGAACCGCCTGCTGGCAATACTGCGGCAGGAGCTGTTGTTGTCGTGCCTGCAATAGCAGGAGCAATCGTGATAGCTACAGGGTTAGCGCCAGTATTTAAAAAGCCACAAAAGTTAGGTTGGTCATTACCGTTAGGAGTAATTGTTACAGAAGTAGAAGATGTGCCACTAACAGTAATGGCTGTTGTAGGGCCTACAAAACGATAAGCTGATACGTTAGCCATGATTTATCCTTAAACAGCAGTAGTAGGTGCTGGGCCTTCTAAACGAGTAATTTGAATAGCGTATGCGCCAGAAGCAGGAGTAGCAGTAGCAGTTGCTACGTTAGCAAACTGAATTGACAATACGCCAGCAGTTAAGCAATCAGCTTCAGCAATTACGATACCAGCAGTTTGTGAGCCGTTATAGCCTTGAACCAATACAAAATCGGTAGTTTGGAGGCCGCCAACGCTAAAAGTCTGTGCAGCAGATGTATTTGGAGCTACAGCAGCAGGGGTAATTGATGGGGCAATGTAAAAAGTTTCGTGGGAATTACCACGAGTAACAGTAGTGCTAGACATATTTTTTCCTTTGCAAAGGGGTTTGTTGTAAATCTGCAACTATTTTACATTGTTTTCTTGTTCTCTCAAGTGTTTTCCAACAGTTCCTACAAAAGATTTATAGCCAATATGACCCATCTCTATTTCAAAATCTGCCCATACTTGACCGCCTATATCAATCCATCTTTGACAAAAGCTAAAGTCCTCACTTAAACGATTTCCATCAGGGGTTTGATATGGATCAAATAAAGGCCAAAACTGGGTATTTTCGCTAACGCTACGCAATGTCTGACGAGGATATGCCTCAATCATCTTTTCAGCGCAATTACGGGTTACCTTCATAAAACCACCAGGCAAGCCAATCACCTCCATTAGTCCCGTTTTGGGATCTACTCTATATTCGTCTTTAATGCCAATTTTGAAAGGCCATTCAAGCGGATCACGCTTCTTAGGGTAAATACCACCTACGACATCAACAGGATGGTCAATTAACTTAATAAGTGAACCTGGAGTCCAAAATACATCATCATCAATAAATACAAGGGTATCGGCTTTAGAACGTACAAAAGCGCCAAATAAAGCTCCTCTCGAGCCTGCAATATCGCTATTTCCTATATCTTCGGCAATAGAAAACTTATCGCCACGCCCAATAATATTGATGGCATCGAGCAAAATAGCTCGCATAGTCGGAAAATGTACCTTTGCTGAATAGCAAGGCATTGCAATCATTACATTCTTCATAAGATCCCCTTAGATGATAAAAACCCACCCTTTTTAGGGGGTGGGCTTCTATTTTACAACAGATTACTGTGCTGACAAGTCGTAACCGTATACATAAACGTCAATCGTACCAGTTGCGGTAGATGAAGAAATGTTTACATACAAAGTTTGTGAACTTGTTGCACTAGCTGACAAGGTAGCAGGCTGCACAGAAGCGTTAGCAACAGTAGTGTTAGTTGCCAAAGCTGCCTTTGTGTAGATTGCTGTACCTGTAGCGCCTAAAGCCTGATACACACCTAGGTAAATGCTAGAAATGCCAGAAACTGCTGCACCAGCGTTATTAGCGTTAGCTGTAATAACTGAAACTGGAACGTAGTTAGTAACATCAATTACGTTTACTGCGGTATCACCTGAATTAGATAAGCTAACAGCTTGAGCAGTTGCGATCAAACGCAATGCTTGGTTAGAACCTAATACTTGTGGGTGAATCGAGGTTGTGACTGCTGGTCCTGGATTAGACATATAGTTTCCTTTCGTTATCCGTTAAATTAAGCTGCAACACGGCAAGCGAGTTCAGGATACAAGTTAGCCCAACCATACAGAACGTCTAAACGAGTAGGAATAGAGTCGTTGTTAATGGTGTATTGACGAACTACACGCATTGACAGACCGATTTCCTTGTCGCTTGCACGACCTGCAAAGTGAACACCCTCTGGCAACTCAAGGTCGGCTACTGCAAGAGTAAACGCATTGCGGTGCATGATGATGTTTTGTGGGGAAACAGTACCAGATTGATTGAAGAAGTTAACAGCAGCACCAGACAACGCAGTAGGAATACTTACGTTTTGGAACTGACCAGCAGTAATAATAGCTGGAGATACGTTAACTTGGATTGTGCCGCCTGAACCGCTAACTGCTGTGTTTACAACAAAGTTACGCAACTTGTTAGAGCCATAAGCTTGACGATTTTGTGGGTTAACTGCATAAACGCCAGCGATTGTAAATGTATCGCCTTGGTTCAAAGAAACGCCAGAAGTCAATGTCAAAGTGATTGTGCTTGAAGAAGCCCAACCGCTTGTCAAGAAACCAGCAGAACCAGTAATAGCAGCAGAACCAGCAAAAGAACCGAATGTGTGTGCTACCACGTTCTGATCCATTTTCCAGTTCATACCAGCAGAGTCACGACCCATCAAGCCTTTACGATATTGTTCGCCAATTGCTTCCTGTGGAACGAACAAACCTTTCAAGCTGTCAACGATAGTTGCAGATGTGAATGGCTCAACGATACAGCTTCTACGACCATCACGAGGTGCGCCTTCAGAATCAAGGTAAGCAGCAGCAGTCAGGTAAGTAATCAAACCTGTTGGAGGAGTACCAGCAACACCAACGATATTGGCTGTGTTGTTAGCAGCTTGCAAAGTACCATCACGGTCAATCTTGTTGGCGATAGCAGCTACAGCAGGCTTCAATACACGGTCAGAGAACATATCTAAAGACAATGCCAAATCTTGTGTTGTGAACTGTGTGTCAACGTGGAACTGTGTTGACAATGTTACAGGTACTGAAGTTTCGTTGAAATCTTCTACGTTTAGAGCTGGGCCAGTTGTACCAATGAAACGACCAGGTTTACGTACGTTTACTGTGTTACCAATCTTACCGCCAACTACAGCGAATTGGTCATCATAGTTACGATCTACTTCAGATGTGAATGTTAATTCGTTTTCTAAGACCATCAACGCTTCGTTAGTGATCTTGGAAATGGTTAGCAAATTATTTGCCATGATTTATTTCCTTTATGTATTTAAATGGGTTATCAGCGTATACGTTTCGCTTGTCTTGCAGCTTTCCATTGTGCATAAGTACCGTGAAATGCTCCATTGCCATCAATGAGAACATCTGCTGTACCTTTGCCTGCTGTAAGAGGCTTAATAGGCGCTGGTGCTTTACTTCTAGCAACAACTTCCTGCTTGGGTTCTACTTTTGGCGCATCCTTCGCCTCGAACCTCGCTTCTAACTTACCAATTTCTCTAAGAGCTTTGATCGGGGGCATTGCTGCGATCTTTTGAGCAATATCATCATCTGAAGCTAAGTGATATAGGATTTGAGGGCCTACATCAGACTCTAAAATAGCATCCCTTACAGCATCGCCTACTACTACGGTGCTAGAAGCTACCATTTCTTCAAAATCAGGCATTTCAGTTTTAGCTTTATTGACACGTTCAGTCCATGCTTGATTAAGTTTTGCACGTTCTTCGTTTGCCCTGCGTTCTGCTTCTTGCTTATCTCGCTCAACTAAAGCCTTTTCTGCGCTCCATTCAGCTAATGCTTCTGCATATTCAAAAGCATCTTGAAACTGACTAGCTTGAGGTTTTTCACCCAATACGTCAGGCTCTTGATACTGCTGTTGGGGTGCATTTTTGGCTTCAAGCTCTTGCAAACGACTTTCTAATGCTTGCTTATCTGCTTCAGCTTGTTTGGCACGATTAGTAAGCTCTCGAAAACGCTTTTCAATCTTGGGATTAGATTTGCGATCTTCTGTTGCTTTCGCTTCTTCTTCTGCTTCTGGTAAATTCTCGGCTTGGGCCTCGACTGATGGCTCTGACTCAGGAGTTTCCTCGACTGCTTCAGCCGCAACAGGGGCTTCTTCGCTGGCTAAACCAAGTTTTTCAGCATGGAAATCAGCTAAATTATCGGATGTGACTACGTTTGATGCTGTTCTTACAACTTCTTCTGACATGAGTATTCCTCAAGAATTAACCCAATGAACCCATTGGTAGGTCATACAAATTCGTTTATATCATTAATGTTGCTTTTTTACAACAATTAATCTTTGTGTAAAAGTTCAGGATTCCATATTCTGTAATGTTTTGTTCCATCTTTATCTACAGAAAACTTTAATCCGTGATAACCCTTATCTATTAATTCATCTGTAAAATATTTATCGGCTTCTTCATGCCCACCCATTTTCATTTTATCTTCATCAATATATCTTTTTATTACTGCGCCTTTACCTGTTGCAGCAACTTCACCAATTTTAGGATTAGTTGTAAACCAAATTGAATTATCTGCACTATGACTTGTATCAAAGCCGTGTTTTTCTATTTTTTTGGCTGCTTCGTGTGAAGTGCCATGATAAATTGGTATTAAATTAGGTTTTTTATTTTTAATACCCATCTTTTTTTTATCATGTTCTGCTTTATTTGCAGAAGTTACAATTTCTCTAGCCATTATATTCCTCTTTCTATAGCTTCTTCTTCAGCCAATTTGCTTTCTCTAAGGTTCATTTTTGCTAAAACCAAAGCTAATTGAGCTTTCATCTGCTCAATTTCTTTCTGAGTTTCAGTCTTAATAATGGTGTCGTGCGCTGTCGTATCCGTACGCATTTGCGTATCTTCACGTTTAACTTGCAGGCGCATCTTCTCACGCTCTGTTTCAGCTTCTTGTACCTGTTGCTGGACAGTTGCACGGTATTTCTTATCCATTTCTTCAGCTTGGATTTGTTGCTGGAGTTGCTGGATTTGTTTCTGAGCATTAGCCAGTTGCATTTGAACTTGTGGTGGCACAGGTGATTTTTCGTCAATTTGCGCCATAGGATTAAGTGCAGCAAGGCGATCAGCAATAACATCAGCGCCAGGGAAGTCTTGGTTTCTAAACCATAAGTCACCAATCTGTTGCATCAATGCAGGATCAGCAGCCAAGATAGTTGCCATAGAATCTGCTGCTTCTTGACGCTTAGAGTTGTAACCAGGGCCTGTATCCATCACAACGTCATATTCGCCTACAGTTACGTCATTTAATACCTTAGACACGCCTTCTTCGTCTTGACCTTGCTGATTGATGGTAATCATCTCAGGTTTGCCATCATCGCCAATAATCCGCATGACACGCTCACGGTCATAAATCTTAGGGATCAGATCAAGAATAATGCGCCCTGTGTGACGAATACTACGAGTCAAATTGTCGTAGTAGTGGAAGTTAGTCATATCAGTTTGTTGCTGCTGACCTTGTAAGGCTTTGCCTGACATCATGCCTTGTGGCAGTTGGCTAGGATCAAAGATACCTACAACTGCTTGTAAATCTTGGTTCATGCCTTGTAATGCTGACATTACGCCTGCTGGAGGTGGCTCTGGCTGTATTCTTTGTGGCATTTGTGCAATTCTGCCTTCAGAATCAGTCTGCTTATAACGCAAAATAGGCATAGCTTTAATGTTAGCCATTGCCCATTCGTTCTCATGCCCTTCATCTTGGCCTTCTGCCAATAGCCACTTAGCTTTAGGAGCTAATGCTACAGTTTCAGTCAATGCTGTTGACCAATAGTTATACATACGCTGTGGATCTTTTGCCATGCGTACTAGACCAAATTTCTTGTGCTTATCGTCAACTCGTACTTCTTGACCATAAGTAGGCACAATAGGGATGAATTTACCAGCCCATTCGCCTTCTTCAAGGATTTGCATAGCAGTTAGCTTGCAATACTTAATCTTTTTGCGCCATACATCACGTTTAGAAATAACAGTAATGCCAGCAGCTTCTAATACGTCTTTCTTAGGAATCTCTGTGGAATAGCCTGTAGTGCCATCAGATAGCTCTAAAAGCATATCTTTGTAGCGTTCTGTATAGAAATACTCAGCTATGCGTATATCTTCCTTAGTGACCCATTCGCTTTCCGTATCGCCTGTTCCTCTGCTGGAAAACCCTTGGTCATACTCTGCATCGGGGTACATTTTCCTAAATACGTCTTTAGAAATAACCGTTGTAATGAGCACTCTCTCGGCATCTGATCCATCTGGTTCAACGCTATTAGGATCAAAATAAACGGTAAAGGGGTTTTCAATACGTTTAATGTAGATTTCTTGGTCAAAGCTGTCATCCCTTACATAATCTGTAGTAATGCGCCAGTAACCCCAGCCCATCTTGACTGCATATTCAAATGCGTGATCGTAAGCTTGGTCAGCATCGGATTGATTCTCAATGTGTCTAGTAATGCCTGTAATGATCTCTGCGACCTTCTCATCAGCCTCATTGTTCATGCCATGCACTTTAATGCGTGGGCGCTGTTGACGTTGCTGATTACAGATTTGACGAATATACGCATCAACTTTATTGATGGTCAGGCAAGGTCTAGCTTCTAAAACACGGCTATTTTGCACATCTACAGGCCATTGATCGCCTGCTGCAAATCTCACATCATCTAAGGCTTCAGCACGATTATTGCTGTCTGAATCGTTACAAAGTCTTAAAAAATCTTTAGCTTCTTGGATTCTTCCATCGGATTGTGAGTCTGCAACGCTATCGTATGCCATGCTTATTCCTTGTCTGACTTAACTGGGTGGCGATACATTGAATGACTAATTGAAAAGTCTTTATGTTTGCCTTTGTTTTCAACAAATCCATGTTTTTTGTAAAAAGCCTTTAATCTATCTACAGAAGATGCGCCAAAATCTTTAGATGGGCTTAAATCTATGCGCTTTCCATGTTTATCTGCATGAGCAGTTAAATCAGACATAAATTGAGAACCAATCCCTTCGCCTCTTTTTTCTTTTGGAACAACAATACGGCTTAATTCAATAGCATTTTTTCCGCTATAAACATCTGAAATAACGCCATGCTCTTTATATTTTTCAGATATATGTTTTACATCTTTTGGCTCTTTATCAGCATTTGGATTCATCTTTTTATTGATGTAATCTTCACGGTTTTCTGAGGTAACAATTTCTCTAGCCATACAATCCCTTAATCTTTGCCCGATTTTAAGACATTTGTTGTGTTTTTACTACACATTTTAGCCCATCCAGCTTGCTGGCAGTTGATAATTAGCTTTCTGTTTTGGCGCTTTTCTAGGCTCATTGACCATTAGCCCGATGTATCTAAAAGCATCCGCTCCGTGGCTGTAATTGTTGTGCAAGGGCTTTTGACTAAATTGCTTGGTGTCAGGATCTACGTCATAACGATAATGGCGCAGGCATTGCAAGCCATCGTAACAGTTATTGCGATCAAACCAGCACTTATTAAAGATCATCCTAGCAGCATTGATTGAATCTACTATTGGCGTACGTTCAATGACTCTAGTGTTATATCCCGCAGCTCTAACAATTTCTTCGATACTTCTGCCATTAGAAGATAATGTTTTATTCCCTGCATCATGAGGCAACCAAAGAGTGTCGATAACGTATCCATATTCTTGTATTTTAGCAAGATAGTGGGCTATTGTCTGCTGGGTGTTCTCGTAATACCGTATTAGTCTTGTTTCCATGCCAATAAACTGAACAAACCAAATAGCAGTAGCATCTGCCCAGCCCAAATCAAATACAGCGTGAACAGGCTTAATTGGATCGTAGGGTACATTAGTTATCCTTCCATCTAGTTCTGCTAGATTCATCTCTTTAGCAAATATAGCACCATCTACTGTTTGGCGGCATAAACCTTCCCAAACTGTATTGTAAGCATCCCTATCCCTGCTAAATAGGGCATCTTTTTCTAATTTGAGCGTATCAGGAAACCAGGGATTGTCTGACCAATTAACTTTGACAGTCTTGCAGTTTTGAGGCGGATTAACCACAAACCTCTGATACGTTTCATCGCTTTCGAGTTCTGGGTTAAATGTGACCCAAATTTCAGAGCCTTCTTTTCGGATCGTAGGTATGAGAATGTTCCATGAATTACGGCTGATTGAGGCACTTTCCTCTGTCCAACAAATGTCGACCCCTTCGTATGATTTGATGTTTGCCGTATTGTTCTTAAGCCCAACGAACGCAAACTCCGTTCCATTCTTCCCTCGGATGGATGTTTGAGTAACTTCATAAAAACTTTCTAACTTTAATTCTACGATTTGATCTGCTAATAGTTTATGAACAGATTGGCCTATCGAGTTTTGAAACTCACGGGCGCAGAGAACCCTAGTAGGTTTTTTAACACCAAGCACAAGTAATGCCCTAGCGACACCCCAAGATTTAGCGCCTCCACGACCACCATAAAGCACCTTATAGCGCATTGAATCAAACAAAAATGCAAGCTTATGTGGGAATTCAACGGCAGATAACGATTCCCGAATCTCTGATGTGATTTCACTCACTTGGCTTTACAAACCTGACTTCAATAGCATTAATGATGGAATTACCATCAGCATCTTCTAAGCTTGTAGATTGATGTGATTTACCATCTAAACGATCAGCTATCTCTTTAACTGCCCATGCTTCACCAGCTTCAGCCAGATCAAGCACCTTGTCAGCAGCGTTGCGTAATTTCTGTGGGTTCTGTGCAATAGCTCGTCTAAGCGCATCCTGAAAGGGTTTACCTTTACGATGATTGTCGTTCCCTAAAGGAGCGCCTACACGATTAATTGACTTTTCTTCCATCTTTTTGATTTTGTTGTTTTTTTACAACACTTACGATAGTGAAATATCAGGCTCTTTAGGAGCTTCATCTTTCTGTTCTGTAGGAGGATTAGATGCTTGGATTTGAGCTACTTGTGGTGCTGCTTGCCCATGAATCTTTGCGATCAATCCTGCTACATCTGCATAAGCTTGCTGACTAATGTGCTTTAACGCTGCTTCTACTTCAGCAATTTCTAAATATAGATTAATCATTTCTTTTTACCTTTCTTGGCTGCTTCATTCTTAACTGCGTAGCTAATCGCAACAGCTTGCTTTACTGGCTTACCAGCTTTTACTTCAGTCTTGATGTTTTCTTTAAACGCTTTGGCGCTTGTGGATTTCTTTAGTGGCATTAGCAGTTCCAGTTCTTTAGTGATGCCTTGGCTCGTTCTGCTGGGCCTTTGGCTTTTTTAACAACGCCTTCCATCCTTGCACAAAAAGATGCTTTACGACCTTTATCTTTTTCTGTCTTAGGATTTGGGGCAGGGGCTTTTAAATGACTTTTGTTCTTGGCATTGTATTCAGCACGACCTTTGGCAGTCATACCAGCGCCTTTTTCCGTAGGGTTGTATGTCTTACCCTTACCAGTAGTCTTATGGGCAATAGATTTATCGTGCTTTGTAGCCATTATTTCTTCGCAGTCTTAGCAGATTCTTTAAATGCTTTAGCTGTAGGAGCACCTTTAGTGCCAGGTTTACGCATCTTCTCTACAGGCTTGCCTTCTGCCTTTTCTTTCTTAATGCGTTCTTGTTTAGCATGAATATTGGCATATAAGCCAGGTTTAGTAGCCACGGTTTTTTCCTTTCGGGTGGTTGCTTTCTTAAGTTGTGGTTTTTTTACAACATCTTTAAGTTGTTGCTTATTTACAACAAATTGTTTTGGGGCTGGAAAAGGCCAAGGTAATTCTGCTTTAGGCTTTTCTTTTGCAAATAAGCGCTTAATCCATTTAATCATATTATTCCCCATCTACCCAGCAAACGTCTTGCCAGCTCATTAAAAGACACTTTTCACCATTATGGTTAATAGGTGTGAATTTCAAATATTCCTCTTTGGGATCGTCATTCATAGTGCCAAAACGCACCCGTTGACCTACTTCAACAGGCATTGCTTCTCGTCTTGTGGTTGACAATCTCTTGCCAGGCCCTACTGCGACTACTGTTCCCATATTCTCTGCTTCTTTATTGTTTACAAGAATTACAGAACTTAAAACACGAACATCTGGGCGGACTATTATCTTGTCCCCCAGAGGTTTAAAAGTTACAATTTCATCAGCCATCTCAATATTACCCTATTGTTGTGGTTATACAGCCTGTAGCCCTTTACCGAGGACTATGGGCTGTAGTTTTATTAGCAGCCGTCTTGTGCGTGTGCAGTACGGACATGTGAATAAACTTCACGCTCACCCATATTGCCATCGTTCAATTCGCCTAACTTGCCTTCAAAGTTACCAGCGTGAGATAAAGGGCGTGAACCCATTGCATCCATTTTGCCCATAGCAACGCCACCAACTAGCTTTTGTTTGCGCTCGCCAGACATATCAGAAGCAGTAGCGCCTTTAGGTAATTTCTCACCAGTTGCGCCTTTAGTACCCTTCATTGAATCCATTTTGCCCATGATTTTTCCTTTAAGATGGGGTTAATACACTACGAATAATAATACTATTTTACGACTTTTCAAGTGTTTTTACTAGATTTATTGCACCCTCAATATCGTGTATTCGACATACTGGGCCACCTTTCCAAGAGGCCATAAATTTTTGTTGAGCATCTGTAAATTTTGCTTTTGCATCTCGTTTTATTTCGACCAAAGCCGTTTTTGAATGTATGCCAACCACGAGGTCGGGAAAGCCCCCAGCAACCCTAGACGTATCAAACACAGAACAACCAAGATCACGCAGCGTTTTAACAATAAGTGCATGATTAGAGTCAACTCTTTTCGCATAAGTCATTGATTATTTATAATACTTAGTTAAGATATGCTTACTTTACATTAAAAGAGGCTTACATGGCTGGTTATTATTTAACAGACGAGCAGTTCATTGAAGAATGGAAAAAGATAGGATCGCCACTTTCTTTTGCCAAAATCCATGCAATGTCAGAGCGAGCTGTTTATAACCGCAGACGCTCTATTGAAACTAGACTTCAAATTAAATTACCTAGTTTTAATGACAACAGAATTAACGATTTTAAAAAAACAGAACAAACTGTAGGCAATACTCGTAGGGGAATGGATATTGAAAAAGGGCGAGTTATTGTATTTTCTGACGCTCATTTTTGGCCTGACCACACTACAACTGCATTTAAAGCCCTTTTGGAAATGATTAAAGAGTTCAAGCCTACTGCTATTGTTTGTAATGGCGATGCTCTTGATGGGGCTTCTATTAGTCGTTTTCCACGCATGGATTGGTCAAAATTACCTACGGTAAAAGAAGAATTAGAAGCCTGTCAATATTATTTGGGCGAAATTGAAGCAGTTGCCAAAGGAGCTAAATTATATTTTCCGCTTGGAAATCATGACGCTAGATTAGAATCTAAAATTGTTGAAAATTTGCCAGCTTTTGAGGGAATACCAGGCACTACTTTAAAAGAATATTTTCCTGCATGGTTGCCATGTTGGTCATTTTGGGTAAATGAGGATACTTGCATTAAGCATCGTTGGAAAGGTGGTTTTGGTGCTGGTCGTGCAAATACTTTAAATGCTGGCGTAAATATGATTACAGGGCATACACATCATTTATCAGTTATGCCATTTAACGATTACAACGGTGTTCGCTGGGGTGTTCAAACAGGCACATTATGTGACCCAAATGCTCAGCAATTTGCTTATACAGAGGACACCCCTAAAGATTGGAATAGTGGCTTTGTAATGCTGTCATTTGAGCGTAGTAAGCTATTACAGCCTGAAATGATTAGAGTATGGGGCGAAGATGAGGTAGAGTTTAGAGGCAAAATTCATGCAGTATGAAGGCATGATGGCATGAAACTAACACCAGCTATCGTTCGTAACTTGTATTGTGCAATCTATTGCATGAAGCCATTTGATCGCTGGAATATGCCTTTGCCAGAAGAAATACAATTTATCGTGGATAAAGATCCAGCAGTTATGGGTAGTTACTTATACGATACTGGTGAAGATTACGAACATACAGTTACTATTTCGGCAGCTCGTTGTGGGCATTTGGACACGGTAATTCGTGTTTTGTGCCATG